GAAAACGAAGGTCAAATTTGGGCCAACTTGAAACGAAAAGAAGTTCAACACCACGAAATGAGCGCGAACATGATCGACCACATGAAAGACATTATGAATCAAGAGCTGGCTGGAACTAGCAACATCGTTGAGGAATACCAAGAGGCAACGCATGAAGGCGAAGGATATACCGTTCACCTTGGCGATTGTGTGAAATGGGCGCGACGCATGGAAGATAACAGCATTGACTACTCTGTTTTTAGTCCTCCATTTGCTGACTTGTTTGTTTACTCAAACAGCGATCACGACATGGGCAATTGCAAGAATGATGCTGAGTTTGTTGCACAACTTCGCTATCTGATTTCTGAGTTGTTCCGGGTCATCAAGCCGGGCCGCAATGTTTCGTTTCACTGCATGAATTTGCCAACAACAAAGATGCGCCAAGGTTTCATTGGTTTGCGTGACTTTCGGGGCGACTTGATCCGAGCGTTTCAGGACGTAGGCTTTATCTATCATTCTGAGGTGTGCATCTGGAAAGACCCAGTCGTTGCCATGCAGCGTACAAAGGCACTTGGCCTACTGCATAAGACCATTCGGGAAAACAGCACCATGAGCCGTATGGGACTGCCTGACTATGTTGTGACGATGAGAAAGCCTGGCGACTGCGAAGAACGCGTAAAGCACGACGGCAATGATGATCTGCCGGTGGCATTGTGGCAAAAGTATGCAAGCCCAATCTGGGATGACATCAACCAAAGCCGAACGCTTAACAAGCTGCCAGCACGCGACGAGAACGACACCAAGCATATGTGCCCGTTACAGCTCGATGTGATTGAGCGATGCATTCATCTTTGGACAAACAAAGGCGACTTGATTTTTAGCCCGTTTACCGGCATTGGCTCTGAGGGTTATTCCGCTATCAAGATGGGTCGTCGCTTTGTTGGTACTGAGCTGAAACCACAATACTTTGAGCTTGCTTGCCAAAATATTGACGATGCAAAACAAGATCAAAAAGGGCTGTTTTGATGCAAACACATAAACAAGTTTTATCAAAAAAAGCATTTCGGCCTGACGCCGTAATGGATCGGCGTGAATATTTAACACGTGCTAAAGAATTTTCACCACACGGCCAAGATTTACCCCATTCAAAGCTGACGGAGTTGGATGTTGTCGCCATTCGAAGTGCTGCACGCCAGCGCGAAAGCCTGCGCCAGCATATCCGAGACAACTTAAGCAACGAGGCGCTTTCTAAATCGTTTGGAGTTCACGTTCGAACGATTGAAAAAGTTTTGCAATATTACACATGGAGCCATGTAGCATGACCGCCATACCTGAAAAAACGAATGACATTCAATCGCTGATTGATAAGCACCACGAGCAAGCCGCTGAAGTCCCTCGGCCTCACCTTGGTGCCAGCACGCTTGGCCATGTGTGTGATCGGTGGCTGTGGCTGTCGTTTCGATGGGCTGTGCAGCCAAAGTTTCCGGGGCGCATCCTGCGACTGTTTCGCCGGGGGCATGAGGAAGAAACCAACATCATTAGCGACCTGCGTGCTATTGGCATGGATGTGCGGAAAGTCTCAAGTCAGCATCGGGTTAACTTTGGCAGTCACGTTTCTGGATCGTTGGACGCCATCATTGATTCTGGCGTGCCGGAAGCGCCAAAGACCAAGCACATTGCCGAGTTCAAGACGGCATCAAAAAAAGCATTTGATGATCTGGCCAAGCAGGGCGTGGAGAAGTCCAAGCCTGAGCACTTTGTGCAGATGCAGGTTTACATGGCTGGCACTCAGATTGACCGGGCCTTGTACTTGGCTGTTTGCAAGGATGATGACCGCATCCATACCGAGCGCGTGAAGTTTGACAAGGACGTTGCAGGCAAGGCCATTGCCCGAGGCCAGCGCATCGCCCTGACCGACCGGATGCCCGAGCCGATCAGCGATAATCCTTCGTATTTTAGGTGCAAATTTTGTCCTGCTTATGGTATTATCTGCTTTAGAGAGCAGGGCGTTAACCATGATATGGCAAAGCGAAATGATGAATAATTTTTATGTATATGAGCACATCAGAAAAGACAATGGTGATGTTTTTTATGTTGGAAAAGGCAGAAAAAACCGCGCATCAAGAACTGACGGAAGAAGTGATTTCTGGAAAAGAGTCGTTAATAAATCAGGTGGGTTTTCTGTCAGGCTTGTAATGGAAAATATGACAGAGGACGATGCGTTTTTACTTGAAAAACAGCATATATCTCAGTTAAGAGCAGCAGGCGCAAGGTTGTGCAATTTATCTGATGGAGGGGAAGGGCCATCTGGTGTTATCAGAACAAAAGAATATAGAGAGAAAATGTCAATAGCGAAAACAGGGATACATAGACCTGAATACTCTGTAAAAAAAAGCGCGGCAGCAAAAACAAAAAAGATGACTGGCCTTAAATTTGGGCGTCTAACAGTTATAGAAATTGACGGCGAGCGCAAGCCTGGGCGACATCCAAAATGGAAATGTGTTTGCGATTGCGGAAATACTACGACAAAAACGGCCACCGCTCTTAGAAATGGAAGGGAGCCAAGTTGCGGATGCGCGACTAGGGACTTTCAAAGGAAAAAGAACGATTTGGCAGGGAAAAAATTCGGAAGGCTGACTGTTTTGCAACCGGTAGATACAAGTAATTCAAAACGTCACATTATTTGGAATTGCGTTTGTGAATGCGGAAAAAATAATAAAGTATCCGGGACAGACCTTAGAAGCGGGCATGTCAGATCATGCGGATGCCTTCATTCTGAGATTGTAGCAAACATAAATAGGAGGAAAACTAATGAGAAATGATTGGGCTAAATACATTCACGTCAATTGCCGCACCTGTGCGATGGCAACGCCGTTATCGGACAGCACCTGGCATTGCGCGAAGTGGGACGATGTAATTCCGCTGGAGTCGCAGCGCACGGGCTGTGATGGCCATGTGCTGCATCCTGACCTTGTGCCTTGGCAGCGCAAGGACGGGCCGGATGAGTTCACTGCTGTGTACGAGCTTGAGCCGGATGGCGTAACCGTGGCCAATGGCGACCCTGAGCAAGAAGGCGTCTATTCCTCGCGTGAATTGCTGGCCAACGTTGCCGTATGCGCCAGTGGCGATCCGCTGATTGCTGATATGCGCAAGACTTGGTTTGCTCGGGTGGTTGGATGAGAGTTTTTATTGCCTGTGAATATTCTGGCGTTGTCCGAGATGCCTTCGCTGGGGGGGGGCATGAGGCTATGAGTTGCGATCTTCTTCCTACCGATGCGCCTGGACCGCACTATCAAGGCGACATTTTTGATGTGCTTGATTACCCGTGGGACTTGGCCATATTTCACCCGCCATGCACGCATTTAAGCGTAAGTGGATCGCGTCACTTTGAAGCAAAAAAACTGGATGGACGCCAACAATCGGCAGTATCGTTTTTTATGAAAATCATCAGAGCCTCATCGCATATTCCAAAGGTTGCAATTGAAAACCCTGTCTGCATTATGTCGAGCCTGTATCGAAAACCTGACCAGATTATTCAGCCTTGGCAGTTTGGGCATGGCGAAACGAAGGCGACTTGCCTTTGGCTAAAGGGTCTGCCAAAGCTGACGCCAACAAACATTGTTGATGGCCGGGAAGCAAGGGTTCACCGGCTGCCGCCGACGCCTGACCGCTGGAAATTGCGCTCAACGACTTATGCCGGAATTGCTGCCGCAATGGCCGATCAATGGGGCCGCATATGTTGAGGGAATATCAACAACGCACCATAGACCAGCTCTACGCATGGTTGCACTGTGTCTGTCATTCCTATAAAATGGACTCACTGACACAAGGAGAGCGATATGCAATGTGCATTTGATGGATGTGAGCGTAATGCTGTATCAAAAGAATACTGTGACAAGCATTACAGAAGGCTGCTCAAGCGTGGTGATGTCAACGACCACGGAAGTCGAAAAGTTGGTGATGGCAATGCCGCTGAGCGATTCCACCAAAAGTATGAGATTGACGAATCAGGGTGCTGGCTGTGGACTGGTGGGACAAGGCTAAACAGCAAGGGCGTGCCATATCCACGCCACTGGACTGATGATCAAAAGTCGATTGGGGCGCACAGATTTTCATTTGAGCTTGTGCATGGCGAAATACCGCAAGGCATGTACGTTTGCCATAAATGCGACACGCCTCTTTGTGTGAATCCAGATCATCTTTTTGTTGGCACGCACCACGACAACATGCGCGATATGGTTCAAAAGAAACGGTCATTTACTGGCCGTGGGGAAAATAAAAAAGGACTGGCGAAGCTGACCAATCAGCAAGCAGACCAGATCAGGAATATGAATATATCCCATCAAAAACTTGCAGCCATGTTTGGCGTAAGTGCAGCAACTATTGGCCGGATTAAAAGTGGGGAGAGTTACTGATGCAACTTCGTGAATATCAAACGCGCGCACTTGAAATGCTTTATGCGTGGTTTGAAAAGAACGCGATAGGCCATCCAGTGCTGAACATGCCTGGCGGGTCTGGCAAGTCGGTGGTGATTGCCTCGCTGGCAAAGGATGCGCTGCAAAATTGGCCGGAGACGCGCATCTTGATGCTGGTGCATTCCAAAGAACTGATCTTGCAAAATGCTGACAAGTTGCGCAAGCTATGGCCTGGTGCACCACTTGGCATTTACAGCGCAAGCGTGGGCAGGCGCGATCTTGGGGAGCCGATCACATACGCTGGCATTGGCTCTGTGGCCAAACGCGCCAAGGAGATCGGGCACATTGATTTGTGCATCATTGACGAGGTGCACGCCGTTTCAACTGCCGAGAGTGGCATTTACCGCAAACTGATTGCCGACCTGCTGGAGATCAACCCAGCCATGCGGATTGTGGGCCTGAGCGCCAGCCCATATCGTCTTGGGCAAGGGCTGATAACCGAAGGGCCAACCGCGATATTTTCCGAGATTCTGGAGCCGGTGAGCATCGAAGAGTTGGTTTTTAAAACGCACCTTGTACCGCTGCGTTCAAAGATCACCATGCACAAGCTGGACACGGACGGTCTGCACAAGCGCCAGGGCGAATACATCGCATCCGAGATGGAGGCCAAGTTCAATACCGATGACCACAACCAGGCCGTGGTGCAGGAGATCATTGAAAAGGCAATCAGTCGCAAGCACTGGTTGATTTTCTGCTCTGGTGTTGCGCACTCTGAGGCCGTGGCCGAGTGCCTGCGTGCTGCTGGCATTGCTGCCGAAGCCCTGGACGCAACGCACAGCAAATCTGAACGAGAGCGAAAGCTGGCTGATTTTGAATCTGGAAAGATGCGTGCAATTTGTTCAATTGGAATAATGACGACAGGTTACGATTTCCCTGCACTGGATTGCATTGCGTTCTTGCGTTCCACTATGTCCCCCGGTCTTTATCTACAAATGGCTGTGCGTGGCATGAGGCCGCACGCTGGCAAGGCCGACTGCATGGTGCTGGACTTCGCTGGCGTGGTGGAAACGCATGGCCCTATCACTGCGGTGCAGCCGCCCAAGAAGGGGAGTTCTGGCGATGGCGAGGCGCCGGTAAAGGTTTGCGACGAGTGCGGGGAGCTGGTGCACATCTCTGCAATGGTTTGCCCGGCCTGCGGTGCTTTGTTTCCTGAGCCGGTTAAAAAATCCATGTCGTTGAGGAACGATGACATCATGGGTTTATCTGGCAAAGACCTCGATGTATCAAGCTGGACATGGCGAAAACACATCAGTAAAGCATCAGGCAAAGAAATGCTGGCAGTGACTTATTACGGAGGCTTGAGCGACCCAGCAGTGACCGAATACCTAGCCGTTACACATGATGGTTATGCAGGCCAGCGCGCAAGAAAGAATTTCGCAGAAATAGCTCATAAAGCTGGCGTAATTTTTGATTATTCATTTGCAGATTTGCACGACATAGCTAAGCAAATGACAGAAGGTACTCCGCCTCAAATTATTGAGTATAAAAAGGACGGTAAATTCTTTACTGTAATTTTAAACAAATGGTAAAATGTTCAACGTCAGGACAGGGGTTGCAACCCTTTTTTCTACTTCCCTAGAAGATTACTGGCACAAATTCAATTACCGGGAAAGGGTATCAAATGGTCAAGCCTTGTATTAAATGTGGATGCACTGAACGCGACAAAAAAGGTGACTGCAAGCCATGTGGGAAAGCATATAAAGCCACATGGAATGCAGCAAACCGTGTCAGGCTGAATGCAAAAAACGCTGCTTTGAAGGCAGCTAACCATGACAAGGTAAGGGCATCAAAAGCAGCTTATCAAGTGGCTAACCGTAAAAAAGTTAACGCACAAATTAACGCATGGCGTGAAGCTAATCCAGAAGCCATGCGCGTCATTTGTCAAAACTATAGAGCCCGCAAACGCGCCAACGGCGGCACTCTTTCCAAAGGCTTGTCGGCTAAACTTTTCAAACTACAGCGCGGTAAATGCCCATGCTGCAAGCGACCGCTTGGCGGCGACTTCCACTTAGATCATATTATCCCAATTGCCAAAGGTGGTAGCAACAATGATGACAACATCCAGTTGTTACGCGCAACTTGTAATCATCAAAAGCACGCAAAACACCCAATAGATTTTATGCAAAGCAAGGGATTTTTATTATGAAATTAAAAAAACAAAGGACATGGGCATCATGACAAACGAGCTGATGGAACGATTGCAAAAGCTAAAAACTTGCGATGTGTGCAAACTGGAAAGCGAGCCGCTGGGTGGCATTGAAATGCGAGCCAAGTGGCATTGTGCGAAGTGCTGGATAAATCTGATGAGAAGGAACATGAAATGAGACACGCAGAGCCGCAATTTTTGATTGACTACCGAGAGTGGATGAAGGCGGGGCCGCCGAAGTGCTGCCACACCTGTGAGAGTTATGGGGTCGACGGCCTATGCGTGACGTTCTTCATGACGCCACCGGCGGAGTTTGCCGAGGCTGTGGATTTGTGCCCGAGCTGGGAAGCGGAGTGTCCGTTTTGAACAAGAAGGAACAACTTCAATTTGAACGGTTGACCCGGTTGCTTGAAACCGAACGAGAGCGAGCCGAGAAAGCGTGGGTTGGGTATCGGGCGGCGCTTTATGAGCTGGTGGATTTGAGAATGAAACTTGAAGCCGTAGAAAGGGCATTGCATGGCCACGAAGAATGATTCACCAAGCGAAGATTACGAGCAAATGATGCTGGTGCAATGGTTTAGGCGAACATATCCCGATGTAAGAATTTTATCTGTGCCCAACGGTGGCCACCGGCATATTGCAGTAGCTGCAAAAATGAAGGCTACTGGACAGGCAAAAGGCGTGCCCGATCTGTTTATCCCTGCTTGGCGGTGCTGGGTGGAGATGAAGCGCAGCAAGGGTGGCAGCGTCAGTGCCGAGCAAAAGGATTGGATTGCTTACCTTGAAAGTGTGAATCATTGGTGTATAGTGGGAAAAGGTGCAGACGATGCCAAGGCAAAGATCAGCGCATTTTTTAACGACCGAAAGACCCACTATGACCGAGAAAATTAAAGACCGTTACCTGACCGTTCGCCTGCCTGCCGACGTCGAGCGCGATTTGCGAAAGCACGCAGAGATTGGAACGCGCACGCTGGCCGCGCAAATATTGCATTACGTGAAGTCTGGCCTTGCGAAAGAGATGAAAGCATGAGCAAGCATGATCCAGACGCGAGCAACTTCAAGCGCACCTCGGAATGGTTGAAGGCCTGCGGAAAAGAGCCGAGCGCCGAGAACATGAGTGTGCAGGTAGGTTGCATGGTGGAGGAGTTCTGCGAGTTGCTGTCGTGCCTGCGCACCGACTCTGAGGGTTACGCCAAGTTATTGGATCGCACGCGCCTGGACTTGGAATGGTTCTCCAGCAAGTTGAAGCGCCGCGACCAGACGATTTACATCCCGCACCACCTGCGCACCGATGCCCTAGATGCGCTGTGCGACATCGAGGTCACTGCCAATGGCGTTGCTTATCTGGCCGAGATGGACAAGCCTAGTGCAGATCGTGCAGTGCTGGACTCCAACGATGCCAAGCTGGTCGATGGCAGGCCGGTGATATTGGAGGGTGGAAAGATCGGCAAGCCTGCTGGATGGACTGCGCCAGCTCTGCGGGGGTTCGTATGAAGAAGGCCGGGAAGCGACGCCCGGCCCAAAGGGATAAGCACTACACCATTATGGATGAAATGATGGCAAGCCCCAGCGAGCTGTTGCCGGTGGAGTACCGCACACACCAGTTGACGCGAATGTATGAAGGTCTGGCTGCTATGGAGACAGCGCCAGTGCCCACGACAGATGATTGGCGAGTGGTTTCGGATGCCGTCAATCTGATGGAGACGCTAATCAAGACCATGAAAATTTGCGAAGATGAAAGCGGCTTGCTGATGGACGCCATCACTGCGCTTGCAATGGCCGGTCGCCGCAACTTGGCCGGTGGTGCCATCCGCTTGGACGGTGCAGGCATTCAGGCTGTGAGAGCCATCCTGAGCGATTACGCCGGGCTGCTGGAAGTGCTGCCAGCACGCACCATGATCCGCTGCCACCGACTGACCGAGCAGCGCATCCACGACATCATGGCCGGGCGCAAAAAAGCGCACGACGTAGAAATAATGTCGTTCTAGGGTTTGCACCTATAAAATAAGTGCGAGATTGTGGGAAGTCGTGTTATAGTTGAGACATCAACAACCAACCAGCTAGGAGCTGACCGTGATTAAATTTAACAAGTTCAACGTTACAAATGGCACTGACAAAGCCCGCGTTCATTACTGCCTTGACAATCGCAGCGATGGCCGTGATTGCGTGACTATCTACGCCAAGGATTACGACCGCGCACTTGGCCGCATCTTTGATGACGGCTACACCAACGACACAGACACATCAACCGACTACTTTGAAAAAGGTCGTGTGGTGTTGTTTGCAGATAGCCCTTTGTATAAGAAGGCACGCGCTAGAGCGCTTTTTAATTAACGCTTAACCAACCGGGGCCACTGGCCCCACCAACCAGCATTAAGCTAACCGGAGAGAAAAATGCAGCAAGAACTCGACGCCCTGATTGCCAAGCAACGCAGCACAGGCCAGCAATTTAATCACGCTCAGATCATGGCCTTTGCCAGCCTTGGTCACGACGCTACGGTTGATACGCCTGAGATGCTCTGGGCTGACGTTTCCTTTGAGATGGTGGCCGACAGCTTTTATCACGCAGGTCAGTGCATCGAAAGACGCGAGTAACAACCCCGCCCTTCGGGGCTTTTAGAAAGAAAATCATGAAGTCATCACACACACAAACACCACGCACACTGAAAGAATGCCAATTCTCTGAGGGCTACTACAGCGCCAGCTTTGGGGAGTCATTCTGGGAAATTGTGGCCGGGTACATCCTTGTCGTAGTTATTGGTTTGGCCCTGGCTGCTGTGCTTTTCTTTGGGCTGGCAGCATGAGCGCCACAAGGTTAAATTTTATTCGGAGGTGATATGACTACAAACACAGGCGGGTCAGCGTTTCCGTACGTTGCCGATGCAGACTTTGACTACGGCACGGGCATGACCCTGCGCGACTACTTCGCAGCAAAGGCGATGCAAGGGGTTATCTCCAGATCCAGCGAAGGGGCAGAAGTTGACCAAGATATGTGCGCCTATTGGTCTTACAAGATGGCAGACGCCATGATGAAAGAAAGGACAAAATGAAAACGACACTAAACCAAATACGAGCCGAGCATCCGTGCGCTAGTGGTTGGGCCAAGCTCTTGGCGCATCTAGGCAAGACCAAAGCCGACGACGAACCCCTGAGCATCATCACGGTCTTGGATAGTAACGGGCTTGACGATGCGCTGTGGTGCTTGCGTGCCGTTAAGGGTTGCGACCGTGAGATACGGCTGTACGCCGTCTGGTGTGCACGTCAGGTGCAGCACTTACTGACAGACCCTCGTAGCCTTGCCGCGTTGGATGTTGCTGAGAGGTACGCCAACGGCGACGCTACTGAAGACGAACTAGATACTGCTCGTGCTGCTGCTGCTCGTGCTGCTGATGCTGCTGATGATGCTGCTTATGCTACTGCTGCTCGTGCTGCTCGTGCTGCTGCTGCTTATGCTACTGCTGCTTATGCTGCTGCTCGTGCTGCTGATGCTGCTGATGATGCTGCTTATGCTACTGCTGCTTATGCTGCTGCTCGTGCTGCTGATGCTGCTGATGATGCTGCTTATGCTACTGCTGCTTATGCTGCTGCTCGTGCTGCTGCTGCTCGTGCTGCTTATGCTACTGCTGCTTATGCTGCTGCTCGTGCTGCTGATGCTACTGCTGCTTATGCTGCTGCTCGTGCTGCTGATGATGCTCGTGCTGCTGCTCGTGCTGCGCAGGCAGAACACCTTCGGGCGGTGTGTTTAGGGGTGGGGGTATGACCCGTATCTGTGACGGACATCCGGGCAACAAGCCCTGCCCACGACGTAACCCCTGCGAGGGGGACTGCCACTTCAACACGGCAGGACTTAAGCTCGAATCCGAAAGTCTCCTGTCGTTCAGTGATCGGCTGCTGTGCTGGGCTATCTGGGGCATGGTCACTGTAGTTCTTTGTTTAATGATTGTGCCAGTTGTCTGGCTGATTGGAGTATTGGTATGAAGACACCGCACCCGCTATGTGAAATACTTTTTGCTATAGCTAATGGTTACACCGTGCAACTATTCGACAAGTCGATGCCAACAGACTGGTTTGATTGGGGCCCACAAGGAGTAACTCCTTTAGACGCCTATGCAAATGAATACCTGTGGCGAATCAAGCCAGAACCGAAGCCGGATGTTGTTAAATACACAACCACCATACAGTCTTTCTGTTCGGATGTCCGCCGTCAGGACAGCAACCTAAAACTCACCTTCGACGGCGAAACAGGTGCGCTTAAAGCTGCGGAGATATTGATATGAAATTCCATTTTGGCGGTACTGGCTGGGGTTGGCGACTCTGGGGTATCAGCAACAAAGACCATTGGTTTATCGGTCTGAGTATTCGTGATGAAGAGCCTTGGAGAAACAAATGACTAAACAACCTGAAGCACTTCGGCTGGCTGAAATTCTTCCGAACTTTGGAGACGGAACGCCAACGGTAGCAGCTATTGAACTACGCCGACAAGATGGCGAAATTAACTCAATGCGATCCGAACGTATTGGCACCGAGAAAGAACTACGCCGCCTGCATGAAGTGAATGTGGGGCTGCTCTTTGCGCTTGATAACTTGCTCAAAGTAAACGAGGGGGTTGGCCCTACGGTGTATCACGCGCAATATATTGCACGCGCAGCAATCGCCAAAGCAACCGGAGAAACAGAATGACTAGAGACGACATTATCAGGATGGCGCGTGAGGTAAGCGATGTAACTGAAGATAGCCACGGCAGGGAATCGTTTGGGTTTGACTATTACGGACTGGAACGCTTCGCCAGCCTTGTAGCTGCTGCTGAACAAAACCGCTGCATCGGAATAATCCACGGCCAATGTGGGTCAGACACCGTAGCCCAAAGAACTGTTGATGCAATTAGGAGCCAGTCATGACCCGCGAAGTATTGAAGCGCTGCCCAGAATGTGGCAGCGATAAAGTTACGGTGACAGCAGAACAGTCGTTCATGGCCAACACAGGGGAACACTACTGTCACAGCGTCAAGACGCAGGACTCAGACGCCAAGGCGACTTGCTTGGAGTGTGGGTGGGTTGGTGAACATAAAGATTTAGTGGGGTTTAGCTATGACTAAAGAACAAGAAGCACTGAAGCTAGCTCTTGAGGCGCTGGAAAAAATTGCATTGGCTGGAATGTCGCCCTCGCCAGAGATGTGTGACAACGGTCGTGATGCGTGGCACGCTCGACAGGCTTGGAGCTTTATTGGTATTGCAGCTAGAGCGCTAGACCCAATCAAAGAAGCCTTGGCACAGCCAGAGCAGGAGCCGGTGGGTAGATTGCTTATTAAAGACGGCTATATCTCAGTCGCTGCAATGATTCAAAAAGATGGGGAATACCTACTCTACGTAGCGCCACCAAAGCGCCAGCCGCTGACAGAAGCCGCTGTGAATGATCTGTTCTTACCGCTGGTAGCCGACGGTCGCACCAAAATATTCACGGCTAAAAACTGGTTTCAAGCGGGACTGGTAACGGGTGAAGTCGAGCACGGCATAGGAGATAAGACATGACCCCAACTGAACAGGCCGAAGCTGAACTGACTTGGAAATTCATGCAACACCACACGCTAGATGACTCACGAGATAGCTACGTAAGGAATGGTCAATGGGCTTATGGACTTGGCTATAGAGCGGGTATCAGGCACGCTGCATCACCAAAGCGCGAATGGGTAGGGCTGACGGATGATGAAGCGCAGCAGGCGTTTAAACGGCATAACTGTGACATATCAAAAGACCTTGCGGGGATACTTGCCCGAGCCATCGAAGCCAAGCTGAAGGAGAAGAACACATGAAACTAACCGAGAAAAACTTAGAGGCCACTCTTTTGAATCTGACTAAAACGGATAAGCCGATAGCGATTAAACCGACTACATGGTTTGGCAACCCAGCGAAGACAGCGCAGTGGTACACCTGCCCCAACTGTGCAAAGCAAAGCCCATTGACGCTTGAATGGGTAGGTCTGACGGATGAAGACATGGGTTGCTTATTCCCGCATGGCTCATCTGTCTGGGTGCAAGAGACAGTAAAGATTATCGAAGCCAAGCTAAAGGAGAAAAACACATGACCCCCGACCAGCAGCAAGTTAGAGCCATTCTCGATGAAATTGCGCAAAGGCAAGCCGATAAAGAATTTAGCTTCTGCCCCCGCTGCGGCAAACGATTAGCTACTGGCTTCGTTGAGATCTCGATCCACACATGCACACCCCCGAAGGAAACAAAATGACCCACACACTAAACAAAGACAATACGGTGGCTGTATCAACAGACACACACTGGCTCTCTATCAACATAGCACCACGAGGCGTGAAGGTGCAGCTGCTAGGTAAGGGCGGTGTCGCTACGTACGGTACGTACTACGGCGATTCGTTCTGGACGCACTGGTGTCCGCTACCAAAACTGCCGAAAGACTAAGATGCAAGACCTCATTAAATTCAGCCACGAAAGGCAACGCTTTATCATGATCGACACCCGCCCACCAGCCAACGCATTCGAGTGGAGACGCTACGTAGTTGAGGAGTCTATTCGTCGGGGCGACAAGCAGCCCGATGCAAACAACACACTGCGCCGCAGCAAGACAGCTACCAAGGTGCTCGAACGCCAACGTCTAGCCAAGTCAATCACCGTTGACATCTGCCGATGAGAAAGAAGTACCGCCCCAAGCCGATACGCATGGACAACATGTCGTTCGTGCAGGCAGGCATACGTCCGTTTGAGACATTACCCGCAGGCACAACGCTGCGCGTCAAGAACCATGATGCGCTGAACAACCTGCGCATGGGTGTAGCAACTAGGTCAGACATGGACATGCTCATCGCTGCGTCCAACATAGCCGAAGCAATGCGGCGTATGGGTAAGGGTACTGACTGGGAGTTAGAACTGAAGGAAGGGCATGACGCCCTGCTTGCTGTGGCTAGACGCGGCGTACCGAGCATGCGGTTCGTGATGACGGGGCCAGAGCTTCAAGCTCTAAACCTGCTCATGGACATACATGACGCACAACTCGACGCTTGCACCGTGCAGGACGTGGAGAATGCGGTTGACCTGGTGGACAAAGAGATAAGAAACAAACGCGCAGTATCTACACTAGAAAAGAAGTAAATTATGCCATGGGCTTACATACGGAGGCTGTTGGGGCCGGGAACACACTGGAGCCGCACACGGTCTGAGCTGGCTGAGGCGCAATTGCGTGGCGTTTTTCCAATAAAAAACCCCGCCGGGTGATGGCGGGGTGAAGACCTTGTTTCCAAGGCCGGAGACAACGTGCTTATTTCGGATTGAGGTCGGCCTCAATGTCGGCCTCAATGTCTGACCCAAGCGCCGTAGCGGAAAATGTCTGATCGCCCAGAATATCTTTCTCAATATCGTTGCCCATGCCACTCATGCCGTCAGGCTGATTGGTCTCAACCTGTGGCGATGGGTATATGGCGGACGCACTTCCCATAACAGTACCGCGCTCGGCGGCTGTTGAACGCACGGCCTTGGGTGCCAGACCCTTCTCGTACTGCTCAAGGAACTTCACCACGGAGGCAACCTCAGCTGGGTTCTTGGACATAAGCATGTCGGAGAGCTTGTCGGCCACTTGTGGCGTGATGGTTGCTTTGTTTGCGAATCTAGCAACTAGGCCGGTCAACGAGCTCATCGGGTTTCCTGTGACGGCTTGTCCAATTACTTGACCAATGTCGCTACCTTCTTCCAGCGAATCACTCATCATTTTTCTTTTTTGAGTCCGCGAGTTTCCTAAAATATTTCCAGCTTGCTCAAACATTTGTGATTCACGTTCAAGCGCTGATTTGAACAATCGGAAGTGCGCCGGGTCATCAAACAGAGGCTCTAGCTTAGACATTGTTCCAACATTGTGAACAATGTTTTTTGCTGCGTTTCTATTCTGTGATGTATTCATCATGCTTCCGTATATACTGCGCGCAACACCGGTGCGATAGGCATCCTTTTCGGCTTTACTCATGCCCGCCAGCATATTGACCACCTGCTCGCTGTCGAGTTCTCCAAAGTCCTTCATACCTGCCCGCATGGCGTCTATAACCTCCATGTCGCCAGCGTACTCTTGACGGGCCGACTTGTAGGACGGAACATTCTCGTCAATTGCGTTCACAAACTCTTTGCGAAGGCCGCGCAGGGCGCTGGCCTCTGCGGTGGACATCCCTTGGCCACGAAAGCCGGAGTCAATACTGGCATCAATACCGCGCTTTATGTAGTCCAGTGTGCGAACGTCAGGCAGCTTGGTCAGCTCCAAAACTTCAGCCCCAGATTCTGAGAATTTACCGGTGGGCTTGTAAATCTCAGGCAGGGCAAAACGGCTGGGGTCCTCGCCGCGCAACTTGGCGGCCTGCGCCTCCGTGTCGGCGATGCTGCGGGCCTTCTGGAAAAACGCTTGGAACTGCGGATTTTTCAAAGCCTCAACAATACGGGGGTCGTCCACATCGCCAAACGCGTAGGCATCGTCGTACATGGTCTTGGCTTTGCCGCGCAAGTCTTGTACCATGCGGGCCTCGTCATCGTAGTAGTTACCGGGCTTGAGGCCTTTGGTCACTTGCTTGTACGTGCGGTCGCGTGCTCCGGTTTTTTGCTGAGCCAGGGTCGTTTCAACCTTGCGCGTACCCCTGCCGGTGCGCTGGGCCACAGCCTCTGCCAGATCGGCTAGGGCGGGGTTCACGTTGGCCACGGTGCTCGGCACACCCATCGAGCGATCGCGAGCCATCATGTGCTCAATCTGCTCTGGCGTAAGGTTTGACTCTTTCATGGCCCCTGTGAGCTTCTCGCCAGCACGTGTCGCAATTGCAGACTCGCTGGGCGCAAGTCGGTCGCGCAACCACTGGCTTGCACCCTTG